TAAAAGAATTGTCTAATGATGATTTATTGTTTGAATATGGATTTAGTTGTATTGAGGTTGACCGATTTAGACAACTTGCTAAAAAAGATTCGGGTAATGAATATTATCAAACTCGTTTTGAATATGAAAAACAATGTAAAAGAATTTGTAAAAATGAAGTTTTAAAAAGAATGGGAGGAAACAAGTAATATGACGAAAGAAAAATATAAAGAGTATATCAAAAATACACGTGACAATACTCTAAATGGAATTACTGGATTTCACGAGTTAGGAAATGTTTTAGAAATTTTAGGTGAATATATTAATGATTCTATTGATTTGTGTCACGATATATATATTGATACAGATATTGACTATAAATCATATATGGAATTGAATGAGTGTATCAATAATAACCTTAAAGAAGTATGTCGAATTGTAAAAAATAGTTAGGAGTTTAACATGAGTAATTACACTAGCCTCAATCGCTTGTGTTCTGAATTAAACAGAACACTTGGTGTTATGAGCGACATTGAAAGAGAGAACTTAATACGGTCTTATTATAATCAAGGGCTGATTAGTTACAGACAATATTATTTATTGTTAGTTAGCGTTAGAAAACACGAGTACATTAATAATGTGTTCGTTTCTATGTATAGTGAGAATTGGTAGGTTGTAGTTATGGAAAATTGTTTCGGTAAAGTTACATTTTTACAAAACAAATTAACAGGTAGGATAAATAATGTTATTGGTAGATAATCCTATAAATTTTGAGTTTTATTTTACATTTGATAATTTAATTGTAATACATTCTACTGATTATAAAATTGTTCAAGATGTATATAACAAGTATTATGAAAAGTACGGTGATAAACATGAATATTATTTATATACTGTTGGTAAATATGATTTGAAATATTAAACTTAAAAGAGTGCATTAATGGCACTCTTTTTATTTTAATATTTACTCAATATATAACTTAATAAACGTTTTGTTTCTTGATTATTGTAATACACACAACCATCACGATATGATCGTATTAACATGTTTAGTCTTTGGTCTTTACGCCATAATTTCGCGATCATCATATTCTCGCGGTTATTACTGCCAATGGAATAACAATAGCCGTATTCTTTGTTTATTTGTTGGTTTATATACACATAGCCTGTATTCATATCTATCCAAACACCATAATAGATATCATCATAGTATAGTGTACATAAATAATCACAAACATTTGTTTTCTTTTTGATAAAATCATTCGTATCATAAGCAAAATTACCAGTGTTATACTCACCGTATGTCGTTCCACTTATAAGTTTATGGAATTTCGATTTTTCTTGATTTCCTTTTTTATATTCATTGTGACATATTTGAACAACTATTTGCTCGACGGATTCATTACCTTTAAATGTATTAAATTCTTTGTTCGGGTCTGGTGTAATACCAAAATAGCTAAAATAAGGGTTAACGATACTTGCGTTATTGGCTAATAAATATACATGTCCTTCTCGCTGTCTAAATATAGAGTCAATGATATTTAATAAGATCTCAACTTCATTCGGTATGTATGCGTTAAATCCAGCCTTTTCCGGTATGAATTCATCAACAATAATTGTATCAATATCAACATAACTTGTTGATTTTAAACTTGCAAAAGCTGTTAAAGATGTAGCGTAACCCATTTCACAACCATTTATATAAAAGGTGGTAAAGTTGCTACCGCCTGTAATTTTAAATTCATCATCTTTGAAATTTTCAAATTGATCATTAAGAAATGTTTTAATTTTCTTTAGGTCTGTTTTGTAACGACGTAGATAAAGAAATTGTTTTCCTTTTTTCTTATATCGACTAATACAGTCTTTTTTAAATCCATAGGTTTTACCAATTCCACGACCACCAATGATGAAATTTAGAAATTTATTGTATGACTTTATGTTGGTAGGACTGTACCAATCAATCGACTTTGTCATTTAAATACTCCATATGGTAAGTAATTAATACCCTTTGAATTTAATTCACCGCCAGCCATCCAGCGACGTTTACCACTGTTACCAATCCAACTAATCCATACATATCCATCACGTTTAACATAACCGTCATATCGTACACTCATACCTCTTGTATAATATAAACCCGTGTCATTTCCTTTTTGGCTTGGGGCTTCTCTGATTTTAATTGTGCAATTTGGATAAAAAGTTCCATATTCCTTAATAAAATCTTTTGGAATTTCATTTAAAACTTTTTCACTTTTTTCATCGCTTAAAATCATAGCTTTAGGCATAAAAGCGGTGTCGAATGTAGCTGAGTATGGTAGTGAAACAATATTCACTAAACCATTCTTATCACCTTGGTTCGCACCTAAAAATCTTCCATATACACCGTTTATATCACTATCGAAAATAGCAATGTGACTCCAAGGTGTAATATTTGGTACTTCTTTAAATACGACAATTGCACCCGGTTGTAATTCAGTGATTTCAACACAATTATATGTCATTCCATTTGTTTCTCGGTTTAACCAAATATCTTTAACATATCCGCTAGATGTACAATTAGCTCCCTTAAATCCATTCTTTTCACACCAGTCAAAATACAAATCCCAACATTGAGAACCGTAAGCGCCATCACGATCTACATATGTACCTAATACTTTTCGCCTGTAATCATAATATTTATTTACATTAATATTCATATTAATTACCTCCTAGAATATATTAAAAAATAATCCATATTCTTGTAATTCCGCGTATAACTCGTTTTCGATGGTTATAACTGCACGTCGTGATCCTTGTAATACTTCAGCTAGTGTTTGAATACCGATATTACCTTTACGCTTAAAACTATACTCTTCATGACCTGTTGTATCATTTGCGCTTTTTGGTTTGGTGATTGTCTTAGCGATATTGTTTACATAGTCGTTTGTTTCAATGTCGATACGTCCTTCCGGAGTTACAGACTGTAAAGCGATACTCGTATCTTCTCCACTCGCTTGTGTGTTACCTCGACTATCACGTGTATAAGTTTCTGTATAGTTTGTGTTTGCTGTTGGGTCGTCTTGGTCTTGGAATGGGATAGTTTTAAATAAGGTGTAATATCTATCCATATTGATTTCAAACCAGTGTTGAAGTTCAAATTTCCAATATGCATATGTTTCTTGACCTATCTCATCAAACCAAAAATGCTTTAAAATTCCCGTTTCTAATGCCTTGCGTCTTTCGTGGTCGTCATAAAACGCATAATTAAAATCAAAAATCTTTTTTCTTGCGATCTCTAACACTTCCATGTCACTTAATTCATATTGAGCGTCAATTAACTCTGTGAATGCTAAATTGTGACACACACCGCATATGGTTTCAGTATTTTCCGCAAGCACCGGACTTTGTAAAGTTAACAAATAATTAGGTACTTTTAATTTTTTAAACATATTAATCACCTTCTTTTTTAATTGTTATATCATCTTTAAAATCTGAAATACTTGTATCACTGTCTAATTCAATCAATTTCAAGATGTCCTCAAAGTCCTCATATGGTGCAAATTCAACACTTGCGTTTAAATTAAATTTATTATTTAATTTTTCAATCGCTTTTTTACGTTCACTAAGCCAAATATTACGAGACGCAATAACCTGTTGATTGTTGGCATTGACCTCATCCGAAACTAATCTTTCTTTTTTGTCCATGTTGGCGTTTTCAATGCCTAATAGAGTCATACACTCGCGTAAAATAGCTTGTTTCATTCCGTGTAACTCATCCGCAATAAAAGGTGCGTTTGTCTGTAGCACGTTGATATCTTCCATTCTGAACCCTTTTGACGTAAAGATCGTTTGAACACCTTGCAAAATCTTCTTCATGAACACTTTAAATTGTTGTAATAAACGTTTATCACCTGTGATAATGTACGGTGTCCATTGCATGGTCAAGTTCTGATCCATTGTTCGACTTGTTAAAGCTAGTTTTTTAGCGAAAAAATTTAAGTATGGGAAGATACCCACATATAAAGGACTGTTTTTCATAATTACACACTCATTACTTGATAAATTCTTTTTTACAAGTGGGCTTGTTGAAACGGTATGATATTCGGTTGGATCTTGGTAGTGGTTTAATTTACCGCCTAGTGTTATTTCACTGCAAATTAACCCTAACCTTTCATCCTCATAAAATCCAATGTAACCACGCGTTTGTAAAATATATTCTAAATAGAATGTGTCAATGGATTCTGGTAAACCTTTATATTTAAACATGTTTAAACTAAGCATTTGTAAGTATGTGTAATAAATAAAATCCGCCTCTCCATTGTTCATCGTAGCAACATCCACCGCGTTACGGCAATAATCTGTAAACGAACTCGTATCATTCAATAAATCCATTTTTAATCATCTCCTTTTAATTATATGTTAAATAAAAAAGGTTGAACCGTCAACCTTTTATATTAATGTACTTTCTTTTCTTTATAATTACCGTATTTATCACACTGTGTGTATGAATATCTTTCGCCGTTATTTTGGCTATAATTACCAACATTCTTGTTGTGCCATAAAGTAATACCATTATCAAATACGCGTTTGATTTTTTCCAAGTCATTAGGATCAATACCATCACCACTAATATTACATTTAACGGTTTGAATGTAGTTCCATGATATTTTAGATCGTAAATTTGGATAGTCAATTGTATTTGTAGCATATCCGCGCATGTTCCAAATTTTTTCGAGTTTCTGTTTGTATTCGTCTGTAGGTCTATAAACATATAATACGAATGTGTTTAAATCTAGTGCAATTTGTCGCATTAAATCATTAGAACCAGTTACAATACTGTCAGCAGTCGCCTGTGCGTCGTGAATACGTGCGTTATAACTATCCATAGCATTTTGAATATTAGTTTGATTTTGGTATTGTGTTGTTAGTTGTCTTAATTGATTACCGATTGCGGTTGATTGACTGTTAGCACTTGCTTGTGCATTTGCGTTTGCAAGTGCGTTTGCGTTTTGTAAGTTGGTTTGTTTTGTATTGATTTGATTTTGCATGGCTGTTTGTCCAATACCTAACCCAGCTCCAACCAAACTACCAACAGCACCGCCAATATTACCGGTTAACGCGCTGGCGATACCACCACTTAAACCGCCTATAGCGCCTATGCTTGCATTTATCATATTTGATTTGTTTTGTAAGTCATTTAAGTTACTAGCTAAATTTGTGTTACGTGCGGTAACACTTAAATTTAAGTTATTTTGTAAGCTTGTTTGTGCACTTAGTGCATTACCTGTAGCACTAGCTATAGCTAAATTTGTTTCGTTTGATCTTCTAATATTGGATAATCCAACATTCATAGAATTGTGCGATGATTGTATCATTAATGCGGTCGTATCACTAATAATAGGCAAGCTAGTCTCATATTGTGATTCAAACGAATTATCTAAATTAATTAAATTTGAATATAAATCATTTGACTTGTTAACCTTATAATTTAATGGCATTATATTTATTTTTGAACTGTTAGGTGATCCAACACAAATAAATTGTGCTTTTTTCATATCCTTCCATAACTCATTTTTAAAAGTTTTTGTTGTTCCGTTATTGTCACTAATTAATAAATAACTGTATGGGTACGTATATAATTTTGTAAATTGAGTAAATCCAATAAAAGCTGGTATATCATATATACGCGATTTTGGAAAGGCGTTTAAATCATTTTCTAGCATGCCATTCATAGTCTTAGCCTTATATGTCAATATTTGATAGTCGCCTTGTTGTTCTCCACTAAAGCAGTCACGTTTAATTACAACTCGACCACTTTCAACAACTAAACCGGGTATCGAATTCGTTACCACTATAGAAACACATTTACCTACTAATTTCTCATTTTTTCGTATGGCGTCTAAAACAGTTGATAAACCCGAAATTGTTACAGTTTCACCACTTGCACTACCAATTTTTAAAGATGTTATATCCGTTCCTGTATATCGACTAAAAGGAAAAATATAATAATTGATTTGGGATGGTGTTCCTAATTGCGCGTTTGTATAACTATCTCTACCCGACATATCACACGTCATACCAATCACGGCGAAACTAATATTTTGGTTAGGGTCTATTAAATATTGTTCATCTGAAATTAAATCTGTACCAACTTCTATATTTTCGGGTTGTGTATTAATACATGGCCTATGTACACCATCGCCATTATCATAATATTGTGGCCTATGTTCGTAAGCAATGTAAGACTCCATAAAATTACTTTCAATTTCAAAACGCCAAGTTTGTATTACATCCGTTTCAAAACTAATACTAGTGGCGTTGTCATTTAAGTAACCTAAACTTGTAATAAAGCAGTAAATCCATTTCGCTTTATTACCTGTAGACCCATTTTGATAAATCAAATAATTGTATAAACGTAGATCATCATAAACACCCGGTACAACTACCGTACCATCTTTTCTTTGATACGTGTAATTTTCAAAAACAATATGATCATAATTATTTATGAAAAAATTAAATTGTTTTTCGGGTGTATCGAATGCACCCCAAAAAGTGTTATTCATTGCGTCAATTTCTAAACCCTTTAAAAGATAAATTTTACTTTGTGGTGTAAATTGACTATTTACGACTCCTATACTCATCTTAATCAACTCCTTTTTATATTTTTATATTAGTAAAAAATAGTTGAATGTTCAACTATTTTATTTGTCTTTGATATAATCATAAATTTCACGTGCCTTAGTGCCACGTTGTGGTTGGTTCGGGTCGGCTGGTCTTTCATAGTTGGCTAGAAATTCTATAGCTAATGTATACGGGTCAGCAGTTGATTTTGAAAAGTTTGCGAAACTTTCGGGATAGGCTGGTGTGGCTATCCACTGTTGATTATTTTCCATTTCCCATTGAATTCTCTCACACTCACCAACTCCAAACTTTGAGACATCCGGGTAATATCCTTTTTCTTTTAGCCAGTCAATTATTTTTGTCCAAGGCGTCCACTGTACTAGCCCATATCCACGACTTGCTACCGGTTGTGCAAAAGGAATATCACCTTCCCACCTATTCGGGTTAACGGTACTTTCAAAATAAGAGTTGCCTAATATACCCGAAACCGCGTTTGCGCTCCAGCCTTTGGCTTTGAAAAACTGCCAAAATGCTATCCAATTTTGTTTTGACTCATCTTCTGTAAGGGGTCGCGTGTTATTGATATCACCGGGAATAAACCATTTACTTGTTGGTGTTGGAGGTTCTGGTTTGATCTCTTCTTTTGTTTTATAAAACCCAAAATCAATACCTAAACCGTCTAACATAAAATAATGTTTAGTGTATTTGTATGTTGGTTCGGGCGTTGGAGGTTGACCCCCTTCAAACGTTTTCCAATCTTGACCGTATCCGTTAACAATATTTGTATCATTCACATAAAATACATTATTCGGTAATTCTGAACCACTTAACGCATAACATTCATTACCATAACTACATACAATGCCATAACTAACTAGACCAGCGTTTAGTGTAAAAGACTGGTCTATATGACAATGATCTCCAGTAGCCATACCAGCCGTACCCGTATGATAAATTAAATCACCTTGTTTATACTGTGTTGCAGTTGGTGGGTTTGGGTCATGGGTAAAACTCACAGTTACATTTTTTAAACCGCTTGGTGTTAGAACCTCACTATCGCTTTGATATACTCGTGTATTCCCGGAGGCATACGTGTGTATTAAATGACAACTAAATGGGGCATACACGGGAACTCGTACCTGTCCACTAATAGCATTATCAAATGGATGTCCACAACAATGGCTATATGATGATGGACTTGACCATTGCGTGATATTCATGATTTCCATAGGAAATAAACACACTTCATAACCATCATGAACTAACTTTTGACCGGCTTTCATAAATTTAATTCCTCCTCTAATATTGTTAACTCGTGTAGTTTCTCTTTACATATATTATATCTTTCATAATCTACATCTTTTAATATATGCATAGCTTGCATATAAAACTCGACATAAAAATAAACACTTAGACCTTCCGGTAAGTTGTATGGAATATCTTCCGGTTTTTTCATCATATATATACTTGATAATTCACATTCTTTTTTATCCATAATTAATGCCTCCTACTATATAATAAAACTAGCTTATGAGCTAGTTTTTTCTAAAATAACGGAAATACACGCGTCAACATACAAATGTCCTGTAACTGGTGTATCTGTTTTAAGCTTAGCGAAATATGGTAAATATTTCATGGCTATTTCAGTCATTACAATTTGTGAATCATTTTTTGTGGTTGTGACTGTTACATCATCTAACATAAAATAAACATAATCTATTAAATCACCTGTACTTTTATTTTTTAATTTACATATGTTATTAGTTAATAATGACTTCTTAACTGTATAACCTTCTAAGTCTAAACCCCTAACAAAAATGTTGTTATCATAATAAGGCGCGTTTGGTAAATAATCAACATCATATTTAAAATAATAATCTAATTTTTTAACATTTTTATCTTCACTTTCGGTTAAAACATAATAACCAGTTTTATTAGCTTTAACAAGTGAAACATTATTTTCAACGGTTGGCTGTAATTCGGTCCATTTTTCATCAAACTTAGTGTTTGTTGTAGTTTGCGCTAACTCAATCACTTGAGGTCTTAATTCTTCCCATTTCTCGTTGAATGTTGTTGTAGTTTGTGTTTTAGCTAAATTGTTAACTGTTTTTGTTAATGTTGGTTGTAGTGCTTTCCATTTTTCATCAAACTTAGTGTTTGTTGTAGTTTGTGCTAGTTCAATTAATTGAGGTTGTAACTCTTCCCATTTTTCATCAAATTTATTACTTGTTGTAGTTTGCGCTAACTCAATCACTTGAGGTCTTAATTCTTTCCATGATCTATTAAATTGTTCAATTGTTGTATCTGTTGATAATTGTATTATCGTAGGTCTTAATTTCTCCCATTCCTCGTTAAATTTATTTGTTGTTGTTTCTTCCACCAGTGTAATAACTTGTGGTTTTAAAATATTCCATTGTTTTTCAAATTCGGCGTCTGTTGTATCCTGTGCCAATTTAATAACAACCGGTCTTAATTCTTCCCATGCATTATTGAATGTTTCAAGTGTTAAATTTGTAACAAGCTCAATAACTTGAGGTTTTAAGATTGACCATTTATAGTCAAATTCTTCGTCGGTCCACTCTTTGGTTGCCTGCTCCAATAGTGGTACTACGGTATTCCATGCCTCAATCGTTTCATTCATTGCCGTTACTAATGTATAAACATATCCCTGTAAGTAGTTTAAACATTGGTAAATATTCATACCCGTGTTGAATGCACTCACATATTGCTGGGCTAAATTCTTACCACTTAACTTTAAAGGCTCGAATTCGGGTAAAAAATTATTGATCTCAAATTCTTCATGCAATTCTGAACCGGAAATACTTTCGCTTTCGCTCGTAGATGTTTCACTTGAATTTAAAATATTCTGTTTTATTTTATCAAAATCCATACTATTCACCCTCTTTATATCCGATTAATGCTTTTAGTTTATCCGGTAAGATGTCACTATTGATTTTTGAAATGTTTTCAATAATACTAACCACCTCTGTGATAATTGCATATGTGCATATCACCGGTACTAGATCAACACCAAACGGCAATGTTAAATAAGTTTCTGCGTAATTTATCGCAATACCTAACGTGTAACAAAAGATAAATCCAACCTTTTTAAAAAGTCCGTCTCTTAATTTATTAGACTTGATTTGTTCGCCTTGTCGTAAGGCTCCAACGATACCTGTTACCAAATCCAAACCATTAAAAACTAATGCCACTAAAATAATTTTCATATTAATCACCTCTTTCATTTTCTATAATATAAAAAAATAGTTGAATGTTCAACTATTTTCTAATTTCCTATTTTACGTTGTCCAAGCCATTTACCATTTTTACGAATTCGGCTCGTACCTTGGTTTTCTTTTCCTACTTTATCATAACTATATTTTGCGATGTCCTCCCATGAGTTGGATTTTCGTATTTTTAAAAATCCACTGTCTTTATTCAAGGATTTTAACACGCCACTTTTACGAATACCCCAAGGTCTAAAGTCGGGAATAACCTGTTGAATACTGTAAATATTTGAATGTGGGAAAGTAACATCCTCACCTTGTAATTCAATTTTAACGTGTGTTGTGTCATTTGATAATTGAATAAATTTACTCCATTGGCTCGCTCTTGCTGTACCATCCCATCCTTGCCTATAATTTAATGGCATTCGTCCGGTGTGCGTAAATATCTTTTCTCTTAATAATTGTGTCCATGATCCTTGATTGTCTGTTGACTTAGATATGATAATAAAATAATTATATGTCACTGAAGTATCACCAACATAATAACCATCCGACACATACTGCTGAGCGTCTGTTATTGCATAGCCAACTAAATCTAAAGTAAACGTTACGCCATAATTACCATTATCTGTAAAATTAATACCTTTACCATATCCGGACGCATGCGCGGTTGCTAATGGCGCTCCAAACGGTCCGGTATTATCCGGTGAGCCACCTAAAACAACATTCGCATAGGGTCCTGTGTTTTCATATGCGCCGTAAAAATATTGCCATGCCATTATACACCACCAGCCAAATCGTTCTCTGTACTTCCGCTATTTGTACGAATGTATGAACCGCCGTCAACACTTCCACCAAAGATATTAATATTACCTGTAGCGATGTTTCTACCATCTGTCATGTGACCATCAAAAATCGTATCACCAGTTTGTGTCCAAGCGCCACTGTTTTTTAAGTTTGTTAACAAGATAGATAAATCATCATACATTTTACCAATTTTAGAATCTTGATTATCAATATAAGTATTAATCGTGTTATTCACGTATTGCGTTAACTCCGGTTTTAATTCTTCCCATGATTGATTGAATTGATTGATTGTTGTTTGTTTCGTTAACTCAATCACTTGAGGTCTTAATTCTTTCCATGACTCATTGAATTGATTGATTGTTGTTTGTCTCGTCAACTCAATTACTTGAGGTCTTAATTCTTCCCATTTCTCATTGAATTGATTGATTGTTGTTTGTTTCGTTAGTTCAATAACTTGAGGTCTTAATTCAGCCCAGTGTTTATCGAATTCACTTTTAGACAGCTCAATACAATATTTAATCATTTCCTCTATATTTTTATTCCACTTTTTAACAATATCATTCACAGCTTTTACAAGCCAACCAATATGACCTTGTAAATAATTTAAGCATTGATAAATATTCATACCCGTATTAAATTCACTTACATAGTTTTGAGCTAAATTTTTACCGCTTAACTTTACCTCATCGAATTTCGGCAAAAAATTATCAATATCAATCTTAATTTCTTGATTCTGTTCAAACTGTTCTTTAATTGTTTGGCTTGCTGATTGTTTCTTTTTAATTTTTCTTAACATGATCTCACCACCTTCAACTACATACTAATACAATTTAAATAAAAATAAAAGAAAAAGAGTTAACTTAATAACTCTTTTTCTCGCTTGTATTCACCTAAATAATAGAAAGGAGGGGCGCCATGTCCTACTCATGACACCGATATTATAACATAACTATACGTTATAAACAACCTTAACATCACAAGTTACATTAGAAATTGTATCTCTGATTGTTACAGTTGCTAAACCTTCCGTGTCAATAGCGTCTAAACCTTCAATCTTAACGTGTTTCAAATCACTTTCGATTGTAACTCTAACTTTATCTTCAACACTTGAAGTAGCTGTTAAACTATACTTAGCATTTAAACCGCTAGTTTGAACTGTAAATGGTACGGTAATAGTCGCACCTTTACGAACTTCCACAACTTGAGGATTTGAGTAAATCGCTGTAACTTTTTCATCAACATCACCGGAAACAAAAGCAATTGCGTTTGCAAATCGACTTGTTGCGATACCTTCCCAGTGATGTAAGAAATAATTCCAGTATAAGCCTTTAGCATTGTAAGCAACACCTACACTATACTTTTGGTCAAACACACGATAAATTTCTGAGTCACACACAATTGCCTCAATAGTACCTTGTGCCGTACTTGGTAAAGTCGGTAATACCAATACATGAGTTTTAAATTGAGCAAACTCTAATTGGAATGTTTGAGCTAACCAATCAATGTTTAAGTAGCTGTTGGTTTTACCGTTTAAAATGACGTAAATATCTTCATAGTCATTTTGTTTTGTGACTGCCATAGCGTTATATTCGTTTGTTGGCTCAGTCAAGTATGAAACGTATTCTGTAATTTTACGCGCTAATTCTTTCGCTGTATCTGTATCTGTAACAGCACTTGTATTTACGATCTTCATATGTCCGTTTTCGTAGTGAGTAACTAAAGCGGATTTCATATAGTTATAATCATCTTTGTTATCACCATTATACATAGAGTCAACGATTCGAGCGATCAAACTATTTACACCATCCCAAGTAACAAAATACTTACGCAAATCATCATCTGTAATAGTTGCTGGATAATATGACTTTCTGTTTACTACGTAGAAAGCTGTTTTAATATCCGGTAAACTACGCTTAAATAATGTATTCTCCGCGTCCGCTTGATTGTATTCATGCTCTTTAGCGCATTCAACAAAATACTCTTCCATAGTATAACCAAGTGGCATATTTTCCATTTTAAATGGGGCTAACTTGTTTGTTAAAATATTTCGGTGTGCAATCACTTTACCGATACGTGTTGCTAAATTCATAAACTCAACACCTAAAGTATCTGGATATTCCAACAAACCGTTCATAAACTCTAAAGAACTTGTTTCGTTTGGATCTCCAATCGTACTCCTAAAGTTACTTGAACTCATTGCATACATAGCACTGGCAACTTCTTGCCCGGTTGGTTCGTGGTCCATTCCTAAATCATTCTGTAACGTTTTAGTTACGTCTTTTCCTGTTGTTTTTCCCATACATAATCACCTCTTTCATTAAATACCTAATTTTCTTAAGTCCATTGGCGCATCATGTTTCGGCTTTTCACCACCGGATTTTTCAACACCAATTTGCATAAATAGTTTAGAATTTGCTTCTGTTAAAGAAGTATTCTTTTCAACTAATTTCGTGTTTTCGGCTTTCAAATTGTCTAATTCTGTATAAGTTTTTTCAACTTCAGCTCGCATGTCATTCAACATAGTTGAACGTTCCGCTTGATCTTCAACCGTTAACACTTCAGTAAACTTATTTCTAAGTTCATCACGTTCCATTTTTACACATCCCTTCTATTTACTAATATATTCTATTAATATTATAAAGTCAATAAAAATAAAACCCTCTTTTATGAGGGTTTCATAAATATAGGTTGTAAAGTTTAAAGTGTTACCAGCTAGTTTACTATTCCTATATATGCTACCGGTACGTTTCACCGTAAGTAAACCCGGTATACATGTCTGATTTCCGTTCTTTATTCCTTACGTTTATATATTAGCATGTTATTTACTTTTTGCCAAATCTTCTTTAACTTTATCTTTAACATACTGGCTAAACTTTTTATCTTTCAATAAACATTCAATATAACCAACAACTTCAACTTCATTTTTATTAACGCAAACACAATACTTATTAACGTGATCTCGATACCATTTATTTCGATTCTGTCTCGATTTTTCGCCCATCATTTTCATCACCTTCTTTTTCTTCTTCATTATACCAAGCCAACGGTTTACCTAATATATAAGTATGTACAAACTCATTCGTTTCATGATTAACGATACTCCAACCATTTTCCAAATATTGGTTTAACATATTAATATCTTTTCGATAGGCTGTATAATCATAATCTTTTATACTTCTCACAACCACCACCTTATTTTTGAGTGGTGGATTTCCAAACATGATCTCATTAAATTCTTTTAGAGTCTTATCACACTTTTTAAATATTGCATTATCACGATGATAAACTTCATAACTTAAACTATCAATTTCCTTATTTAAGAATTTATAATTATCAATCAATAACTTATATTTACAATATATAATAAAACAAAAAACTGCTAACATAATAATACACATTAATATCATTAAAAACATAAAATCCATTTTCTACTCCTTTATAATCCAAATAATCATTAATGCCATTCCTATAATATACACGAAAAATAGAAATGTTACACTTAAACAGCAAAATGCCATAAATAAATAATACAATATATTTGTTAAAACACTTATCACTTTATCACCTTCCTATCTACTTTTAATACTGAATTGTCTATCGACTAATACAATACCACCGGGTACGTGTGTTTTCTTTAAACAGTCATTAATAACATTGCCAACTCTGAAATTATCGTATGTTACATTTTGTTTTGCTCTTTCTGTCATCCCAGCGCACTTAACATTTAAATAATAACATACTCCTTCACGTATATAATATAAATTATCTTTGCAATCATTTTCACTTATATATTCTTGCTGGTGTTCCACATAATCTTTGTAAGATATTTCAATTTCTTCAACATAACTTTTAGCGCCAATAAAATAAGATCGGTTAAAAATAGATTCTAGACCCCAATACCCAAGCTCTTTATCATCAATAATATCTTTTATAGCTTCCGGAACTTGTGTACCCACTAAATGGATAGAATCCGTATCAATATAAGCAACCCTATGAATACCTACCTTTTGTGCGGTAAATATTGTATATTTACGTGCATAGGCAGTAACAAACTCGCCGTACGGTAAATATATAGGATCGCGGAATTGTTCGTCAATAACCTCTTTAACCTCACCATTTTCAAAAGTTGTAAATATAGGATCGTGTAACCTTAACACTCCATCATCTTTATCAATAAATGGAATTTTAGGTGTAACATTTGGGTTGGTTGCAAATTTTCCATACACTGAATTTAATTGTCGCTTGGCAATGAAACGTTGTGCACCTTTGGAATTTTTCTTAACTTCCATTTGCTCGTCAATGAACTGTCTAGCGATGCCAACACACCCCTTAAATTTATATCCATTAATGAACTCAACATCATAAATATCATATTGTTCATTAAATAACTGCCAATCCACACTCGTAACCGTCATTCTAACGATATCACCGTTTGAGCTGTCCACATATTTTTTACTACCAAAAAATCGACTGAACTTATCTAAACTAATACAAGGTATATGATCTTTTTTAATATCAAATGCAAAACTAATCACGCCTACCCATAACGGATATTCATCATCCTGTTGATACTCACCTTCAAAGTAAATAGGCGTATCATACGGCAATAACTCATAATACATACGACTCGGAAAAAGTGAATTTACGTCAAATACTATACCATGCCCTATTTCTTTCTCTTTTAGTTCCGGGTTTGCCCAAACAAAACCACCACTGTAAGCAGGTCTTAAATCTGTATCAACATTCATTTCTAATGGTGGGAATATCTTTTCAAATGACATAGGTAAAGTTTTCTTGAAAGCTTCAAAACTACAACTAGTGGCTGTCATTTTGTTAAATCCTAGTTTGAAACATTCATTCAATGCCATACCTTCAATATCAATATCATTAAATAAATAATCGACTTCATGTGGTGTTAACTCGTGTCCTATTTCACGTTTTGTTTTATAATCTAGTTTTAATTTTCGTATTGGTAAATTAAAATCATGTGCGATCTTCTCAATACTAAAAGGGATAAGTTTAAACGAATCCCATATAGTCGTTTTTGTTGAGCGATAAATTGAATATTTCCACCATATCTCAATGGAATACCACAAACCTGTATTCGAAATTATTGTTTTAAAACAGCCTGTTTTTGGCTTTTCTGAATATTCATACCCGTTGTTTAAAAGCCAGCTCACAATAAACTCACCATCAAAAGCAAGGTTATGGAAATACAATTTACGTGTTTTCTGTTTGCACCATTCCATAAAACCATCTATATTATTTCCATATTCTTTTATACTTGAATCACTAACAAAACTAGCACCCCATGCCCAAACGCGACAATCTAAAGGGTCGGTTGTAGTTTCAAAATCGCACGCCCAAATCTCTTTGGACTCTTTTTTCTTTGCCATACTACAACCCCCTTTAGATTATTTATATTTGACCATACCATCACTAACATAGGCACGCCCAGTAAATACAGCTAAACTATCTCTTACATCTTTTAAATCAGTCTGAATACTTTTACTTAATTGTTCATTCACAAACTTTTGATTTTCTGTATATTCACGACTTAGATCTAAATACTTAAATGTATTTATAGCTTTTCTTTCTTGGTAAAACCATTTAATTAAATCACTATCACTTAAAGAATTAATATCTTCTAATATTTGTTTTCCTTCTTCTTCTGTGATATTCATACCTTCTATTTGTTCGGATATTGCTTTTTTATAATTTTTTCTCAACGTTCTAATTTTCTTTGACTTCTTTTTCGTGTTTTCTTTTAAACTTTCAATTCGATTATCTAGCTGTTTAGGATATCTATACGATTGAATATTAACGTGATGGACTGGCGTGAAAAAACCTCCTCTATCATCTTTTAATACAGATAGAGCCTGTTTAACACTTACATTTGTAGTTATACCGCCTTTTGTTTCTTTTAGTTTTGTTAGTCCAACACTTCTTGCTAGACCTCTTCTTTGTCGGTTTTGTTTATCTATTAATTTATTCGCTTTCTCAAGATCATTTCTATTAAAAACAACACCATATTGATTTTCAATGTACCTATTTTCCTTATTGAATTTTTCAATTGATTTTAAGTATTTATTGAATTCTTTACGATCATTAAAATCTTTAATGGTTCGAATGTCTGTAAACACAACGTCCTGTCCTAAATTTTGCGCTTTTGTAGCAGTTCGTTTAGCACTTGTTATAGCATTTCTTAACCGCTTAACATCTTTCGTGCTTTTTCGCATTTTAGCCAATTTAAACACCCCCTTTTAAGCCAAAAATAAAAGGGTGTTTGGCTAACACCCTTATTTTATTAGGCTATTTAACAGCCATGCTTAAATATTTATTTGAGCTTGAGTTTGATTTTTTCTGGATGATTGTTACACATACCGGTTCTTTCGTCCAATCGTAGTTAAATACCTGTTTTAACTGCTTTAATGACTGTAAGAAAGGTTTTGAGTTTGTCGCATAGGCTTTTCCATCCTTATCAATTACAGTAATCAATTTTGAGCAAATGATCTCACCTGTTTTCTCATTTTCTTTTTCTACGTCTTGAACAATATAACCAGTTAACCATAAATCTTTACCTACTTGATCTGATAAACCTTCCGCATTGTTTACGGCGTTAAATAAATTTACACGTTGCTCGTGAGTCATGTCGTCAGTCACCACTAAACCATTGTTTTCCATTGCTACTACTTCATTTGTTAAATTTTCCATATTAATTTTTCTCCTTTTAATTTTTAATGTGCTTTTCTAATTAAATTATTTTCAGTTGTTTAATTTTTGGATTAAGCATAACACCATTTTACAACCTATACGCTTTTATAGAGAAGTCATAACTCATCAACATTTTACATGTCGCACCTCCAATAATTCATCAATTTGCATATTTATTAATACAAACCACATAACTAACATTATGATTAATAATATAATGAAATTTATGTATCTGTTTGACACTTTATAATATTTAAAGTTTCCTTTACAATGCTGATATATTTGGTATACAGATAATAACACCCAAAATATAAAACTTGCAAGGATTAAATTACTAATCATAACTATATCCTCGTCTTTCATTTTCTTGAATCATATCATCAAGTGATACCACACCTTGAAAAACCTTACGTTTAAACAACGACATAGTGTTATATCTAAATGAATATGTGGCTATAACGCTCTTTGAGTTTAATTTGCGAATATCCATTCTAATTAAATGTCTACGCTGGTAAACTAGATGAAAGCCTAGTTTATAGTCACATAGATACGTCTCTATAATATCAACAATTTGGTTAATATTATCCATAGTTAACTCACTTGGGTAATGATTGTGTTTATATATTCGACTCATGATTGTTACCTCTTAATGATGTAAACACATTAAAATAAGTCTCATCTTTATTAAATATAATATCCGCTAATAAAGTAATTAATTTTTTACATGTATCTTTTTTAGCAAGTTGTCTAAATCGGTCAACCTCAATACAACTAAATCCATATTCAAACAATAAATCATCATTAGACAATTCTTTTA